AAAATCATAGCAAAGTGTTGTTTTGGAATTGGGTTTATCAAGAGTTTGTGTTAGTAAACAGAATAAAAACTGCAAGACCATCATCTACAATAAATCCAGATGATGACATTCAAACAGTTATTATTCCACATGAAGGTTTAGATAGAGAGGTGTTGCTAGTTACTTCTACTGAAAACAAGTATAGAAATCACACAGAAGCGTTAAAAGACGCTAAAATATTTATTGAACCTGATGAAGATTTACCAAAGGTTATTTATAAATAGTACTATGGCAATTACAATTACAGACAGAGCATTAGAAGAATTTACTGATTATCAGCAAGACCCTGTAAATAAGTATATTCGTATATATTCACAACAATTAGTGTTTGAAGATTCAAGTCCATTAAGTGGTAATGATGTAGGCACAGTAATACCTTTAATAGGATTTGATGTTATTTCTTTAGATAGAAATGTTTTACGAAAAGAGTTTTGTTATTATAACGCTGATACAAAAACAGCAAAAACTGTATCATCTGTTGGTCAAACATCTGAAAGTGATAACAAACAACAAATAGGAAGTCTAGATTTATATTTGACATGGTCTGATGATGATAATTCTTTTGTAGGCAATTCTACTATAAATTATGATGAAAATTCAAATATGTTTACAATAGATGTTACTCCATGACAGAAACAAATTCTTTAACAAGACAACCAACTAAGTTAGATTACGCAGCTGCTACACAGTTTAAGTTTAATATTACTAAACTGCCTAAAGTAGAATTTTTCTGTACATCTGTAAACATACCTGGCATTACATTGGGTGAAACTTCACAAGATACGCCACTAAAAACTATACCAATACCTGGTGATGAACTAGTTTATGGTTCTTTAAATGTAGATTTTATGGTTGATGAAAACTTAGAGAACTATCGTGAGATACATGGTTGGTTAACCGGTCTAGGTTTTCCTAAAAGTCATGCACAGTTTGAAACTTTTATTAATGCTGGTAGTGATAGATTTCCTACAAGTAATGCAACTGCAAATAGTAGAGAAGCAGGTAAAGTAGATGATATAGGATTTGATGTTGGCGCTCAATATTCGGACGCTACACTATCAATACTATCAAGTAAAAACAATCCTGTATTAGAAGTAAGATTTAGAGATTTATATCCTACTTCACTATCAGGTTTATCTTATGACCAACAAGCTGGTGATACTTCATATCTCACAGGTAGTGTAGTGTTTAGTTATCTAATATATGAGTTTGCAAATATTAATGACCCTCGAACTACTGAAACTACTACTTAACATTTAACTAAATATAGTTAGAATTTATATAATTAACCGGTGATTTTATTATGACATTAGAAGAACTACAAGAGCAGGTCGATAAAGACCTCAAAATAAATGAATCTGAACTTGACTTAGAATCTCTAAAGACACCTCAGATACATAACAAATATCTTAAACATTACAATAACTTTAAACTGTTATTGACACGAGCTGAATCTGATTACAAGATACTTAAAAGAGTTAAGTGGGAATACTACACAGGTAAGGCCAGTCCTAAAGTGTATCAAGAAAAACCTTTCAACCTAAAAATCATGAAGTCAGACTTAGATAAGTATCTTGATTCTGATGAAGATTTAATCAAGTCAAAACAAAAGATAGAGTACCTAGAAACTGTTGTCAATTACTTAGACAGAACACTAAAAATTGTGGGTGGTCGTGATTGGCAAATAAGAAATGCAATAGAGTGGAGAAAGTTTACCTCTGGTGCTATCTAATGTTTCTTCAAGAAGTATATCATATTTTTAAAAACGCCTTATCTCCTGATGAGTGCGACCATATCTGTAGTCTTGCACATGCTGATTTATTGAAAAAGGCAGAGATACAAGATGGTGATACTAAAAATAGAAGTAGTATGGTTACATGGATTAATGATAATCAAGTAGTAGATACTATTACTGAAAAAATATTTCGTGCAAATGCCGAATCTTTTAAATTTCAATTATCAACAATAGAACCTTTACAATACTCTAGATATGATGTAGATGACCATTACAATTGGCATATTGATTCTCATTTTGAGCCTTATGCTGATGGCATGATACGAAAACTTTCTTTTACTGTAATACTAAATAGAGAATATACAGGTGGTGAATTTGAGATTACTGTTCCTAACCCTAAGAACATTGATACATCATCTACTTATGATAAACCAAATGTTGGTGATATAATATTATTTCCCTCACACATATGGCACAAAGTACACCCTGTCAAATCAGGTGTTCGTAAGTCATTAGTGGGGTGGGTGTTAGGTAGACCTTTTATATGAGAAACTTGATATTAACTAAAAAAGATGATGTACATCTAGTAGTAGACGCTGATGAAGATGTTCGTAGAGACTTAGGTGAACACTTTACATTTTCTGTACCTGGTTTTAAATTTATGCCAGCCTATCGTTCAAGACATTGGGATGGCAAGATAAGACTATTTTCATATACAAATGGTCAAATCTATACAGGTCTATACCCATACATACTAAACTGGTGCCAAGAGAATGATGTTGAAGTAGTAGACAGAACAGACATAAAGGACGCCTCAGTAGATGATAAACTAGTAGATAGTTTTATTAAGAAACTAAAGATACCTTTTGAAGTAAGAGACTATCAAAAATCGGCGTTTATTTACTCTATGGTGAAATCAAGGTGTTTAATGTTATCTCCGACGGCATCCGGAAAATCTCTGATAATTTATCTGATGGTGCGTTTTAATCTGATACGCCTGAAAGAAGAAAAAAACAATAAGATTCTTATAGTAGTACCGACTACTTCTCTAGTAGAACAATTATTTAAAGACTTTAAAGACTATGGTTATAATAGTGAAAGAAATGTACACAGAATATATCAAGGTCATGAAAAAGAAACAGATAAAAGAATAGTAATCAGTACATGGCAGTCAATCTATAAACTAGATAAGAAATGGTTTAAACAGTTTGGTATGGTTGTCGGTGATGAAGCTCACTTGTTTAAGGCAGTTTCTTTAACTAAAATTATGGCAAGATTAGAAAACTGTAAGTATCGTATTGGTCTTACAGGCACACTTGATGATAGCAAGACACACAAACTCGTTTTAGAGGGTTTATTTGGTGCCGTGAACAAAATAGTATCAACCACAGAACTTCAAGAAAAAGAACATCTGGCTCAACTTAAAATACATTGTCTAGTTTTAAAACATGAGAAGATGTCAATAGACTTTTTAAGGGGTAAAACATATCAAGAAGAAATGGATTTTCTAGTATCTAATACTAAAAGAAATAACTATATCAGAAATCTATGTTTAGGTCTTACTGGTAATTCACTCTGTCTGTTTCAATATGTAGAAAAACATGGTATGATATTAAAACAACTAATAGAAGAAAAGAATAAAGACAAACAAGTATTCTTTGTTTATGGAGGCGTAGAAGCAAATGAAAGAGAAAAGATTAGAGCTATCACAGAAAAATCTGATAACGCTATTATTATCGCCAGTTATGGTACCTTTAGTACTGGTATTAATATTAGGAATCTACATAACATTGTTTTTAGTAGTCCTAGTAAGTCTCGTATCAGAAACTTACAAAGTATTGGTCGTGGACTAAGACTAAAAGATGATAATTCAGAAGCTAGATTATATGATATATCTGATGATTTATCGTATCAAGAAGAAGAAAATTATACACTTTCACACTTTAGAGAAAGGATAAATATATACAACGAAGAAGGATTTGACTATGACATTCATAATGTCGAGTTATAAAGGAGAGTTACATGGAAGCAATTAAGATTATTAAACTTATTAATGGTGATGATATTGTTTGTACAATACCAGAAAGATTATTAGATGAGAAATCACCGCTTGTTAAAATTGATAAACCTTTGCAAGTAAAGTATGTTCCTGCTATGGAAGAAATGGGTCTTAAAGATTATGTTGCCCTTATAAAGTGGACTTCATATTCTGATGATACTATTATATCTATACCTAAAGACAAGATAATGACTATCACATCTGCTGGTACAGCAATGACTAATTCTTATGTAAGTGTATCAAGTGCTTATGACAAGGCTACTATGGAAACAGAACATAAACAAGATTCTTATGAAAGAGAAGAACTTGATGATGATACATCTAAGAAGTTAAATGAAATCTTTGATAGTATAGATGATAGCACTAAACACTAGCTACTCTGACCCTCGGGAGGAGAACACAGCTAAAATAACATAAATAGAGAACAATGTCAAGCGTGGTTGAAAATGAGATTAGCACTTAGTATTTTATACATATTTTATTTTGCATTAGCATTATATTCTTTTGTTGTTCTTTCATGGACACAATTGTTATTTACATATATTTTATTCTGGTTTCTACTAGAGTTTGTTATGAGTATGTTTACTCACAGGTGGGCAACACATGACTTGTGGAATCCACCAGTATGGTTTCAAAATACAATGAGTGTAGTATCTTTAACTGCATTGATTGGTACGCCAATATCATATTGTGCATGGCACCACAATCATCATAAAAATTCAGATACAGAAAAAGACCCACACAGTCCTAAGTATGTCAATTGGTTTAGAATTATATTTAGAACTCATGAACATGAGGCAAGTATAAAACTAGCTTCTAAGAGAATAAGAAATGAATGGCAAATGTGGTTAACAAAAAATGAAACAGTCTTAGCATACTTGTTCAATCTTATCTTGTTTATGATATTACCTATTGAATGGTTTTTATCATGGGCAACTGCCGTAGGCATGACTACATTTTGGGTAATGACAGTAACAGGAATTATGTGTCATATAGGTGAAGTTAGAGATGTTCCGTACATGTATCCATTTGCATTTTCAGAATCATTTCATAGACAACATCATATCGACCCACAACTAAAACATTGCTGGTTTGACCCATGTGTTTGGGTTATAAATAGGCTAGGGTGGACAAAATGAAACATGCAAGATTAATACAATTGTTGGCGTTACTTAATACTATTATTGCTATACTAGGATGTAT